CATCGATGCCAACATTGCTTTCCCCAGTACCTGTGCCCTGAGTTTGATTTGGTAGAGGTCCAATAATAACATCAGAACCATCAAACTGATTGGTTGCAGCTATGCTGGTGTTAGCGTTAATTGTTGGTCCAACAAATCCGTCTTGGTTAAACTCAGAATCAAAGTCGTCCAGGATGTTAATAAACTGCCCAGTTGTAGCGTCACATCCGTCTTCGACTGGATATGGCACCGTAATGACATCCAAATAATTATCGGATGAGTTATCGCCTTTATTTCTCTTCTTCTTTCCGCAAGACAATGAGAACAACTTTCCTAGAGCTGATACGAAGTTTTTAACATTTTTAATGATTTGTTTATCTCGCGCAATGACTGCGTCAAGATCATTCTTTACAGTATTGAATCGACCAATAACACCAGATATGGCTGAATTGATTTGTGATTCAGTCATTGCTCTAGTTTTAGCGTCGTTCAAGTCATACTTCAAACGCTTTAGGGCATCTTTTGCTTCGTTTAACAATTCTTTCTTAAACAGTGATTGCGCCGCGTCAGTCGGAACTTCTGTTGCAACAGATTGATATTTACCATTAGCCAAACGAACTCTAGACTTCACCCCCTTCATAAAGTTTGGGTCGCCAGTCATAGTTTCAATCATGGTAAATCCGTTGATAATCTCATCGGGGTCAATATCTTCGCCCAATGTCATTACCTCGATTTCATTATTTACTTTATAAACGGCAAAGTTTTTAGTTAGTCTAAACTGACCATCAACAGTAATAGTTGTATCTGTCAGCGCTTCAATAATAAACTCTTTAGTGTCGTAGATAATCTTATCACCAACTTCAAGTTGTGAAGTCCAAGAAGTTCCGTTACCAGTAATAACTGTATCCAAACATTCAGTATTGCAAACGAACGGTGTTCTTACAAAAACAGTTTGATTTGTATTACTCGTTGTAAATGCGGTGTTTACTACAAATGAAGTTTCTTTGAACAACGAGACTCCAGTCGTTGAGTAATCAAATGGAAGGTCTACAAGTAAAAAGTCACCAGCAGCATTGATGGATTCAATTCTACGGATATCGCCGTTTACAGTAATAAACATACTTGTGTTTAGTTTTAGCGTATTTGTAGGCGATAATAAACAATTGGCGAGGTTTAAAGTTCCAACATCAGCCGTTGTAACCTTTACATTGTTGGTTGTAACATCTACAGAAACGGTCCCAGAGGCATGGGCTGTAAATACCTTTTCAGTAACAACCTTTGTTTGCGAGTCAATTACGATTGTATCGCCATAATCGACTCTAGGATATGCTGTTGAGTTTAGGTTTGGTGTTACTACATTGCTAGAAGCAATGTTAGCAGTAGCACCAATACTGGCAACATTACTGTATAGAGTAATAAGATCGTAAGCCATGGTTGACTTAACACCAGAAAGTGCGTCGGTGTGATCTCTGAATTGCTGTATGCTTGACTGGAGCGATGCATTTTGTGCAATCGTTGATAATTTACCAAGAGTAAATGGACCAATTTGATAGTTATCGGCGAAATTTTGGGCTTTTCCGAGTGATGCTTCTAGTGCATCAAACGACGCCTGGACACTACCCAAACCGCTACCAGCGATTAAAGGAAATGTTTGTTTTAACCCAGCGTAATCGTTAGCGGCATAGTTATCTATTTCGTTATTAATTGCTTCAAACGGCGAAGCCAATGCTTTGTCTAATGGGTCTAGAACAGTTGCCTTAAAATCCGTAAACGCATCAACTAGAGGGTTGCGGAAATATTGTTTAAAGAAATTAGAAACAATATCTGCTCCCTTGTCAAACAAATTCTTCATGCTAGTGAGGAATTTACCAAATCCAGTTTGTGCGAAGTTCAACCCACCATTTTTAACGAATGGGATAGGGACGCAGGAAAACATTAAGGCTAATGTCTGCAGTAATGGTAGTCCTCCGATAAGGCAGAGGATAACTTTAATGATTTTACTTAAACTTATGAAAGCGGCATACCTCTAATTAATTTATTAACAACATCATTACCATACTTTTTTCTACACGAATCTTCAATATCCTTTAATTGCATCATTGCACCAATATATGCCTCGTGAGCGTCAATTTTTTCTTGCAGATTGTTTGAAATCAAAAAAGATTTTTCTTCTTTTGAAAGCGATATCAAACTGACTCTTTTCGCGTCAATCATCTGCATCATATAAATTGCACTAGATTCTATACACATATTTAGTTCGATTTTAAAGTTGAATTTTTGTTTGTTCTGTAAGCGTTGTTGTCGTGTTTGGAGTAGCATTACTTAAAGGAGATGCGACAGTAGATGCTGCTCCTCTATCTCCACTCGAGTCTCTTGGTGGCGTGATTGAAAAATTGGTTCTAATATTGGGTGGAAGCTGTGGTCTTTCACCTTTTAAAATTGCCTGTATAAACAGATTGGTGATTTCTTCATATGAAGCGCTCGGTAAACTCAACGATACATTTGGTCGACCGTTTTCAAAAGTTACCTTTACATCTGTTCCAGTCGTTTTCGGTAAGAAAACTGAGTTATCTTGCCCCTTCACAATGTTTACTGTGCTCGGCGATGGGTTTATCAACTCATCTTGCGCCTTCGGTGAGAATGTATCGCTGCTTGATAGCGGTGCAGACGATGGAACATATGGAGCGACATCTGCGCTAAACCCATACACGCCATTCGCAGCAAAATTATCTCCAGACATTTCAGTCTTTATTTCTTGCTGTCGTTGTAAAATTGCGATTCCTGATCCCATGATTTTCTCAAGTGTTAAAAATTAATATTTGGTGCTGGGAAATCTAAACTAGCAATAGGTGATGGTGGCGGTGGACCATTAGGCAACGGGTCTGGGATTGGATTAGGTGTGCAAGTATTCAAGTTTTTTATTCCTTGTTCTTCGCTAATTAGATGTTCTGCACGACCATATGGTGACTTCACAACAACGGCAGCATTTCCCAGTATATGAGTGACTGCACCGCTAACAGTTGTTGACATTTCCCCAGAAACTTGAGTTTTTACACCACTCACGGTAGTTGATACACCAGACATACTAGCAGATAATCCAGTTATTGCTACAGATTGTCCACCTGTTATCGATATACCCTGTGGTGCAGAAATAGCAGTGCCAGACCCTGAAACAATTTCAACTGATTTAGCAAGAATACGGAGTTTGCCGCCAATCTGCAGATAATAATCGCCGTCTATAGTTTCATATTTGTCGCCATTTACATAAGTTCTTTGGTCACCCATAGTAATATCTTGGCGGCTAGAAGTAGATTTTATCTTCGTAGCACCTGTATTTGCAAATTCTAGAGTGCTTCCTGTTCTATGCGAAAGTTGCACACGCTCAAAGCCAAAGGTATCGTCTAACTCAAACGCATGCCCAGACTCGGTTTCTGTAACATTGTTGTATGGGAATTTAGCAGCATAACTTGGATAGGCTTCGTCCCACTGACTAGCAGCGGCTGTAGGAATGCCTGTGACTCGCATCTTTCGTTGTATATCTATGGTTGTATTGGCGATAGATTCGTTTGTAACGCCATCAAACTTACCATCTTTCTCGCCGCGAACTGGTCTTGCAAGCCTTGATATTGTAGGCTCGTTTAGATATTTTGGATATCTTGAAGGATCCTCGTCTGCGATCCTTATTCCCTTTGTATCTTTACCAAGCTGCGATGCACCAGTATCTATTTTGCGCGGCATAGCAGCATTGCGTTTATCTGCAGCACTTAATGGGTCACTGAAACCAGCACTAATATCACGAATTTCGTCAGGGATTCCTGGAACAGTTCCCATAATAATTGGATACTGCCCTTCTTCACCGTCAGCAAAGAAACCGAATACCATGGTTCCTTCGGTTGGTGGTTGAACGCTCTTAAGACCATAAGGAACTATCGGGTGCGCCCATGGTAATTTATCTACTGGTATTTGATTTGGACTTTCATTGTGCCAGCCAAAACAACGAACACGGCAACGACCAAGTTCTAGTGGGTCTATTCGATCTTCGACCACACCAAACCACCAAACAAAATTATTTAAACCTAGAAAATCTTTGTTCATGTTAAATTCGCTGGGCTATTTTATGATAATTGCCAGCAGCACCACTCAATGGTGCTGACAATGAGTTTTTAGAAAGTTCTAATACAGTTTGCCATGCATTTGGCGTGATAACATTTCTAACCGCAGAAATTAAATATGTGCCCGAGTAATACTCGTCATAGTTTTGCTGATTGTCTTTGTCAACAGTAAATGCTGGCACTTTAATATTTAAAGTATAACCAACAGAGTATATCGGGTTTCCAGGAACAACACAATGTAGTTCAGTGTTATTTATAGCATCAATTAACATTTTTCTTTGTGCTAATATTTCTTCAACATAAGTGTCGTTAGACCTGACTCGTTTAGAAATAAAATACGGTAAATTTGAATGTCCTTTGTTTGTTAGCCAATATCTAATTTTGGAATCATAAGCAGCGTATAGTGGTTCGTTTTTCTTATTTGGTGTTTCGTTGAAAGGAAAATATCCATCAATCATAACTTGTTTAGTTTGTTCATCTAAAATAGAAATTTCACCTTTAACATATTTCTGTCTAACAAGATCGAGCGTGTATAGTTTTGAGCTGTACATGCCTTCTTCAGTTGCTTTGACAATATCAAAATTATTGTTAAATTTAAAACTTTTAATTTTGTTTGTATTAAGATATGGGCTTTCATTTGAGTCTGTTGTATATGCTGCTCTATCATACACCAGTTCACCCAATGAACCACTCTTGTATATGTTTATCAACGATTGAAAGTTAAAGCCGTCCTTGTTTTCATAAAACAAAAACGGTGAGTTAGAATCTCCAAACGATTGCTCTGTTAAATATTGTATTGCGTCTAATGGGTTTTTTCTAGTTAAAGCAAATTCAGTTGGACCCTTAGATTGATCAAATGCTCCTAACTTAGAGTCAGGAATTTGCAAATCGCTTTTGCATATTGCTTTGACATATTCGCGGGTGTTCTTGCCAGAAAATGATCTAGAAATTGATTGTTGATTTGAAAATACTAATTCCTCAGAGCAAAAATGCAACACATAAGTTTGTGTTTGTGAAGCGGGGGATTTTTCTCTGTCGGTAATTTTATAGATTCTAAACAGTTTTTGGTATTTGGTAGTCAATCCAACTTTTTTTAAAACCACATTCAAATACTCGTTTCCATGAATAGCAAATTCGCCCAATAGATTAACACCATCTATTAGTTGAATTGTTCCTGTGATAACATGTTCAAAAATATCTTCATAGATATTAAGCGTATTGAATATTTTTCTCAAATCTGCGTTTTTACCATTAGAACTAATTAGTGTTAGTTCTATTATTTCAACATCATCCGCAGTCTTTGGTGTATTATTAAGCATTTAAAGTTGTTCCAATTTCTTCAGTTATATACTCAATATATTGTGGCTTTAGTATTTTAATTTGTCTTTTTGATTCATTTAAATCTAATTCGTGGTCATAAACATAAACAGGTTTGTATGTTGATGCTATCGTTAATGTTGCAACAGTCGCGCTATTAGCATTGGAATTATTCGCATAAAATGTCACATTTTGAGTGATTGTTGTGTTAGGCGGTTGCGTAATAATGGTGTTAGATGCGTAATTATATTGTTCTAGTGTGACAATGCTTGTATTTGTGGTCGTGGTAGTTGGTCCATCTACTTCTGATAATACCCTTTTAACTTCAAATTCATAATGATGAATGGTTGAATATGCTTCTGCGATAGAAGTATACCCATACTGTTTAACAATTTTTTCTTCTAGAGCATCTATGGGTAATGGTAACTCAAATAATGGATCGTTAATTTGGTTAACCAATATGATTATCCAATGAAGTTCTGGATCTCCATATTGTTTGTAAGCGATTGTTTCTGGCGTATCTGTATCTTCAACTTGATACTTATAAAATGCAGAAGCATTATCAACTATGCTGCTATTAATACTAAATCTTGCAAAAATGTTTGTAACAGCTGTAACTGTTCCTTGGTCTGTAAGATTAAAGGAATATGGGATTTTTGGGAATTGTCTAAAGTACATTAGAAACCTTCTGCTACAGCGTTTTGGTCAATGATTACAGTTTCAGTGAATTTAAGACTTAATCTAATTTCAACTGGTGCGCCAGTATAAAATGTTGTAAACGAACCACCACCAGAATAATCTATGCTAATATCTTCTAGCACGCATTTTTTAGTTTTAAATAAAAATTGATTTGGCATTGCGTGATCTATACCATCATAAAATTCTAACTGAAATTGAGATGGCGGAATAAAGTATCTTCCAGATGTGCCTGCGGAAATTTGTGGTGCTGCTTGATATTTTAATACTTGCAAAATAGTACCGATGGCGCTAGACTCATCTGCATTTCTAGGGATTAATCTAAAATCTAATATAAATTGGCGTAGTGCTGGTGAGTTGTATATTAGTTCCAGTTGTGGATTAACAGTTCTTCCAGTTGCAGCAAACAAACCTAATTTTCTAAAGTTTTCGTTTAATATGTTTTCCGCGATTCTACCTGCTGCTTCGGCGATAAATGGATTCGCGTTTTCTCCTCTACCGTCTGTAGAAGCGAGCGCCTGTGCCGCTAAACCGAAACCACCCAGCGCAGAAGTTAAAGATAATTGATCAAAATTATTTTGATACGAAACTGCTAAATTTTCTGGCATCGTCAATGCAATTGCATAAGTTAACTGCTCGATATTTCTTCTCAGCGCATAATTTGTAAGAATATCTTTTGCTTTAGTTGCAAATGCACCGACATTAAATGTGTCACCCGTTAATTGTGTTAAACTGCTAGAAACCCCACCAAGAAGTTGTTTCGCTTTTTCTGTTACTGCAGTTGCAGCTGGCGAAGCATCAATAGCATTTTGTATACCAGATGCAGCAAATTCTACACCAGAAACAATGCTGTTAGTAGGATCGTCATTTTCTGTTTGATCGATAGTACCTATTGCGCTTTTGAATATTTTAATGAGGACATATGGCGTAGCATCAGCCTCAATTGTTGCTGGAAATTTTATCAACGAAAGAGCAGAGCGATCTACTCCTCGATTTTGTATATTTGCATTTTCTGTGTTTAATTTATTGTCGGTAACTTGGGGTTTGGTTTGCTCCGCAGAACTAGTTGGAGTTTGCGGTCTAGATGATTCGTTTCTAGCGTTTCTAGTGTCGAAACCAGCTCGAGCGCGCAATGGTTCTAGAGTTGCCATCTCTCGTTCAAATTGCGTTTGACTAATATTCCCTAGACTTCTTTGTGTGGCTAGATTAGTGACTGCTTGGTTATATACTGCAGCTATACCGAGATCGCGACTGGTGGCGCCCATGAATTGTTTTTCCTATAAATACTAGATGGCTTACAGTGGTAAATTTAGTCCTAAAAACTTCAATAAATATTTAGGTGATCCCACGAACATCTGGTACAGATCGCTCTGGGAACGCCGAGTTATGGTGCACCTGGACGGTAACTCAAATGTAATTGAGTGGTCGAATGAAGAAATCGTCATACCTTATTTATCGCCGATTGACAACAAAATGCACCGATACTTCCCAGACTTTTTCGTTAGAATGCGCAATAAAAGTGGGCTGACAGAGGCTATGATTCTTGAGGTCAAACCGCTGATGCAAGCCCAGCCGCCGCAAAAACGAAGCCGAGTTACCAAGCAATACATTCGTGAGGTTGCAACATGGGGTATAAACGAAGCCAAATGGAACGCAGCAGTAGAATACTGTAAAGATCGAAATTGGAAGTTTAAGGTTATAACCGAAAAAGACTTGGGTATATAATGTCACTATTT